AAATAGTTTAGCTGTTCAATTTTGGCTGGGTGCAGGTTCAGATTATTCAAGTGGAACTTTATCAACAACATGGACAGCAAACACAAATGCAGACAGAGCAGTAGGTCAAGTCAACCTTGCCGACAGTACAAGTAATGAATGGTATGTAACTGGAGTCCAGTTAGAGGCAGGCCAGGTTGCAAGCGACTTTGAGTTCTTGCCTGTTGATGTGAATTTACAGAGATGTCAAAGATATTATCAACTTATTGTTGGTGGTGCAGGTCAATCTTGGGGTCCTGCAGTTTATTATAATAGTAGCTCAGCATATAGTTCTAATATTTTAAAAACAGAAATGAGAGCAGTACCAACTTTAGACCAAGTAACAGGTAATGATATTCATTCTTTGTTTAGAAATAATGCTGCAGATAATTTTGATGGTATCGATAATATTGGTTCTAGGTCAACCACAAGATGTGTTGAATGGAATGTAATTACAAATCTTTCAGGAACAGGTGGTCAAGCAGGATTTGTTAGGTCAGGCAATAGTGCCACAACTGCTTTTATAGGATTTGATGCGGAGTTATAATTATGATTGATACAATAGAAAAAACATACGACATGATAGATAATACATTCTGTGGTTACAGAATAACTTATCAAAATTCTAATAGAGTTAAATTAGTACCACTAGACGAAGCAAACGCAGATTACCAAGCAATTCAAGAATGGGCCGCAATAGAAGGCAATAACATCATCGATCCAGGAGCGTAGACCATGTACTTCGGTGCAACGGCTTTCTCTGAAGCAGCCTTTGCTTCACAAGGCATTCCTCCATACGCATTTGTAGACGTCAATGGATCAAGAATTAATACTAGTACAGGCACAGTTGGAGTTACAGCTGATGCTAATTCAAATGTAACAGGAAACAGATTTAATCTCTCAACAGGAACCGTTAGTATTGCAGTTAATATAGATGTTCCAGTTACAGGTAATCGATTTAATTTAAACACAGGTACAGTTGGTATTACAGCTGATGCAAACGTTGGTGTTACAGGACAACGAGTTAATTTCACAGTTGGTAATGTAACTATTACTGCTGATGCAAATGTCAGTGTTGATGGCAATCAAATTAGTATTACAACCGGTAACCCAACTATTGTTGCAAATGCATTAGTTGCTCTTACAGGATCAAGAGTTAATTTATCAATTGGTAATGCTGAGAGTAAAGTTAATATTACAGTTCCTGTTACTGGAAACAGAGCAAATGTATCTCTTGGTAATGTAACAACTACTGCAGCGGCAGTTGTTTTACCAAATGGATCACAAGCAAATATTGGTACAGGTGATGTCACCATTTCTGCTGATGCAAACTTCTCTGTTACTGGATCAAGAGCTAATTTAACAATTGGTAATGCAGTTACAAAAGCAAATGCAGTGGTTAGTGTTACAGGAAAACAATCTAATCTTGCAACAGGAACAGTAACAATCACTGCTGCAGCAACCGCTTTACCTTCTGGTAATCAATTTAATATCGGCACATCTACTGTTAACATTAAGAAATGGGATAGTATACTACCAGGAGTAGATCAAACTTGGGCACCAGTTCAAACAAGTAGGGGCCCGTAATGTTATTTGGATCAACTTCATTTTCAGCAGCACCTTTTTCAAGTCCTTACATACAGGATTTCACTGTAGCGGTAACAGGAAACAGGTTAAATATATCAATAGGTAATACCAGTATTGCTTTACCTATAACAGTTCTTGTAACAGGTAATCAAATAAACCTTGCAACTGACACAGTAGATGTGGTAAACTGGGACCTGATAGTTCCAGGAGCAACGGGTAAATGGGTACCTATTGACCCGAACAATCCGTAGGAGAAATATATGGCATCAAGTACATCAACAGATTTAAAACTAGAACTTATAACCACAGGGGAAAAATCAGGAACCTGGGGCACAATTACAAATACAAACCTAAAAATTCTAGAACAAGCAGCTAGTGGTTATTTACCGCTTCCAGTAGGTTCAGCGGATGTTGCTTTATCTCTAGCTAATCATGCAACAGCAAATGGTAAAAATCTATACTACAAATTAACAGGGACACTAACCGCTAATAGAACAGTTACTATGCCGGCTTCTTCTGAAAGAGTATTTATTATAGAAGATGCAACTACAAGATCAAATTCTAATTACACATTAAATGTAAAAGTCGCTACAGAGTCAACAGGAGTGGTTGTTCCTGTAGGTGCTAAAATGGTTTTATACTCTAATGGAGCTAATATGTTTTCTGGTCCAATTACAAAAGGGTATTATACACCTTCAACTGCTTACACTGCAGTTAATGGTGACCAAGTTTTAATAGACACTTCTGGAAGTGGTATCGGTACTGCAGTTACAATTACCCTACCAGCATCTCCTGTAATAGGAAATGAAGTTACATTTATTGATAGCGGAAACAATCTTGCATCTAACAATTTAACGGTGGGAAGAAATGGATCAAATATAAATGGTGCAGGTTCTGATCTAATCGTTAGCACAAATGCTTCAGCTTTTACGTTAGTGTATGTTAATGCAACACTAGGCTGGGTATACAAAGATAAAATATAGGAGCTAAATTATGGCTCTTCTTGATTTTCAATTTGCTCCAGGAATTGATAAACAGAACACAACCGCAGGCGCTGAAAAACGTTGGGTAGATTGTGATAATGTTAGGTTTAGATATGGACTACCTGAAAAAGTTGGTGGTTGGTCGTCACTTGTTTCAGATACAATTACAGGTGTTGCAAGAAAAGAATTTGCTTTTGTTGATTTAGATGGTAACCGATATGTTGCTATTGGATCAGATAAGTTTTTATTACTGTATTTTGAAGGTCAACTATATGACATTACTCCATTAAAAGCTACATTATCATCTTCAACTATTGCAACAACCAACAACTCTAATATTTGTTCTATTACAACAACAAGTAATCATAATTTATATGCAGGTGATATTGTATTATTAGATAATGTAACTTTACCAGCAGGTACAGGTTATGCTAATTCAGATTTTGAAGACAAATTATTTCAAGTAACATCTATTACATCAGCAACCGTTTTTACAGTCACACAATCGAGTAACGCTACAGCAACTGTTTCAGCAGGTGGTAGTTTAGAAGTTAAACCCTACGAGCAAGTTGGACCGGCTGCACAGTCTTATGGTTACGGTTGGGGTGTATCAGAGTGGGGTGGAACAGTTACAGGTGCTGTTACTAATACTTTGAATGGTGCATTATTAGATGATGCAAATGGTACAGGTGGATCAGGAACAGCTATTACTTTAACATCAACAGCAGGATTTCCAACAACAGGTAGAATACAAGTTGGCACAGAATTAATTTCATACAGTGGTGTATCTAGTAATGACTTAACAGGTATTACAAGAGCAGTTGATGGATCAATAAGAGCAGCACACTCTGATGGTGCTACAGTTACTAATGCTGCAGACTTTGTTGATTGGGGTGAAGCAGCTCCTGCATCAGAAGTATCTCTTGAACCAGGTCTATGGTCATTGAGTAATTTTGGTCAGGTATTGATTGCAACGATTGCAAACGGTAAAACATTTACATGGAACGCAGGAGCTACGGATGCCTTAACAATAAGAGCGTCTACATCTACTGCAGGTTTTTCTACGTCATCTAATCCAACTGCAACAAGAGTTACATTAGTGTCACCTACAACTAGGCACTTAATTCATCTAGGAACTGAAACAACTATTGGTACACCATCAACTCAAGATGATATGTTTATAAGATTTTCGGATCAAGAAAATATAAACTCATACACACCAACAGCAACTAATACTGCTGGATCACAAAGATTACAGGACGGAACTCGAATTGTAGGTTCTTTAAAAGCAAAAGAAACAATTCTTGTTTGGACAGATAATGCCTTATATGCAATGAAGTTTATTGGTGCACCTTTTACATTCGGCTTTGAACAGGTAGGTACTAACTGTGGATTGATTGGTAAAAATGCAGCTGTTG